TCTAGCCTGTTACGTATCGCTACGTACTGGAGGCATCCCATTAGCATTCCACTCACGGAAGATTTTAAACATCTCATTCGTCTTTTGAACGTTTGCTGTGTCTCCAATCCTAACGCTAGTTTCCAGCTTTCTTACTTGCTCCTTCAGACCGTCAAACGAAATACTGGAGTTATCGCTTGATTCCGCTTGATCCAACTTACGCTGAAGTTCGGCGTTATCTGCTGCTGGGATGATACGCTCACCTTTGTGAACCATTGCAAGCATGTCCTCTGGTACGGAGTTAGTACCGACATCAAATTTAGGAATACTCTTGTACTCATCACTATTGTAGAATGACGATGTTACATCCGATAACGAGATACCGTGCAACAGGTCGTTGACCCAGTAGTCTCGTCCGGCTTGGTCAGCCGTTCGCCCTAAGATGTTCTTGTACAAGCTATCAACCTGATTCCCTCGGTACTCAGGGCTATTAACGAATGAATTGGAAACATCAGTTAAGCTGATTCCTTGATTCAAATCATTAACCCAGTAAGCTTCCCCGGCAGCGTCTGGTGCGCGGTGCAGCAGCGTAGAATACAAGGAATCTACAGCAGCTTTAGCAGCCCCATCTGGTCCCGCAGTGTTGCCTGCACTCGCCGCGTTGGAGTTAGCTAAAGCCTTCATCCCCGCTTCAATAGACTGCCCGAATGCTGATAAAGCATCCGTCACGCTCATAACACTATCGTCAATTCCTTTAAGAGCGTCTAATTGCATCTTAGCGAAATTCAGTTGAGCATCCAGGTTTTGAAGCTGCTTCTCGTACAAGTCGATCATCTTCTGCGTATCTGTCATCTGCTGTTGACCAGCATCATTCAGAGATGTAAGCGCGCTATTTGCTTCAGCTTGTGCCACGGCGAAATCAGTACCTGTGGAGTATGCGCTGTCAGTCTGACTAGCTGCGGTTTTGATTGCATCATCAAGACCTGTGATCTTAGTCATATCCCCGCCTTTGCGGATAACACTTACGGCATCAGAAATGGCACTAAGCGCTTGTTTAAAAGCATTAATAGTGTCTGCTTTAGGAGCAGTAGCTTTGATCGCATCTGTTACAGATTTAAGGATAGTCTTCAGGGCATCCACGGTAGTCTGTGCTGCGTCCTTCAACTTAGTAATCCTGTCTTTTTCAGCAGTGATAGATGTATCTAAAGTCTTGTAGGCGTTTTCTGCCGAACTAACAGCCGCCGTATAAGCATCCTTCGCTGCCTTTACGGCATCGTCAGAGAACGGAGAATCTTTTGCCCATGTGACTGTCTTACTAAGATTCTCGATAGAAGTTTGAAGCGTATCGAATCCTGACGCCAGATTAAGCAGTTGACCAACTTTTAACTGATCGCCAGTATTAGCTGCTGCTTCAATCCATGCACGTAACTGAGCACGCTCCGTTGGAAGTGCATAACCCAAGGCAGAGAACTGTGCTGTCAAATCCTTCGTCTGGACTTTAATCTTCTCGCCTGCATCGAAGTACTTATCGTAGTAGGTAGAAAGATCGGATGTCAGAGATTTCAAATCTCCAGCACCGGAAAGCGTGCTAGAGTTCAATCCGTCACCAAGGCCCATCCCAATCATTTGCTTACGCGCTGCAACAAGGGAAGTGTAAGCTTGGATTAAATCTTGAGCCGTTCCGGTCATCTGTGACATAATCTCACCAACACCTGTCATGGTTGTAGTTACCACCTGCTTAATACCATAGACAAAACCTCCGACAAGTCCAGGCATACTTCCGAACACATACGAGACGTGCTTCGTAGACTCAGCGGCTAGAATACTCTGCTTTTCTAGCTCAAACGTAACGTCTCCCGTCTTGTTAGTAATTTTTGTGTAGTCCAGCATCGTAACACCAAGCTTACTCAAAGCTAATTGAGCTTGCTCAACTCCACTTGCTACACGAATAACAGTCTGAGCGTAACCTTCGCCTACTTGTTGGAAGGCTTCCATATGTGGATAAACTTCTTTTGCGATTTGATCCATCGCCTCTGACAGAACGTTATTGATTGCATCTGTCAGTTCTTGACCTTTCAAATCTTTTAAGGAGAGCTTTGTAGTTTGAAGTACAACATTATCCACTGCTTTTGCAACTGCTCCACTGGTAGTTCCAAGAGACGTTGCTGCACCTTGTAAGGCGCTGTTAAGTCCTTTGAAAACAAGAGCAAACTGATTAGCCATTTCTACACTGACAGCCTGCGATGCAGTGTTGTTAGAGCTTGATTTGACAAGCCCAAACAGAGAGGAAGATGTTGTCTTCGTGGCGGCGTATTGATTAATACCCTGGCCATTTTCAAGATTGCTAACACTTCCGCCGAATGACAGCCCTGAGTCAATTAACGAAGTTGATGACTTTCCAAACAGAGCAGATGCTAGACTAAGAATTCCAGTCGCCCCTGTCGATCCTGTCTTAAGTCCAAGAGCACTACTTCCGATGCCAGCACGTACAGCTAAATTAGCCAGCCCAGTCATAGCTGCTTCAATATTCTTAAGCGAGCCAAGCATACCTTGAGTCAGTGGAAGCATCATATCCGAGTTGGACGATAGTGTATCCATTGACTTGCTGATGGAGGCTGACTTGGCATCTGCATCCCCAAACACGGTCCCAGTCCCTTGCTTCTTCTGAACATTAGCCGCATCCAGGCTAGAGTCGGAGCCTGAGCCTCCCATCGAGTAACCCAGTGCAGCCATAGTTACTGCCATAGCCGCAATACCTACTGGCGCGTATGGTCCCAAGTACTTGTACATAGCGGATGCTCCAGCTATCACATTAGCAGTTGTCTCCTGCATAGTGCGTGCCATTTCCGCGATGTGGAATACCTGTGCAATGCCATTAAGAGCGCGATACCCTTTAGACTGTTTATCGAAGAAACCACTAGCAGCTTGAGCCATATCCCCAAATTGCGCAATACGGTCTGACCCGTTTGCATTCTCCGTGTTATTGAACTTGATGGAAGCTTTGTTCAACTCGCCTAAAGCTGTACCTGCTGTACCGAAAGCTTTAGTAAGAGAATCGGAGATGGTTTGGCCTACACCGTCCCACATCGTCTTCTGTTTATCTCCAATAGCTAGGATTGCTTTGTTAGCGTCTTCGTATGCTTTCTTGTCCTCTGGAGAGCCGCTGACTACTGCATTTGTCCAAAGGTCAGCACGTTTAGCTTTCAACTCTTCTAACTTAGCTTCGAACTTATCAGACGCCTCTACAGCGCTTTCAAACATCGTATCGATGCTCGTCCCGTATGTAGCTGTCTTGAACCCCTTCAGTGTGTTCTCTGTTTCCGCCAGGGTGATGTTGAATGCTGCACTACTCTCTTTAAGCTGTGCAGCTTGAATAGCCGCATCATGAATAGCATCCTGTACAGCAACATATTTTTTAGCTGCGTCTGAACCTGTGTTAGCTGCATCGGCTTGAGCCTGCTGCCAGAGAATCTTACCCTCGCTACTCCACTTTAGGTTTGCGGCTTCTACATACTTACCTTGAGTCTCAAGCGTCTTAACTTGCAAAGCAACAATTTCAGATTGCATTTGGCGTTCTGCGGTTAGCGTAGAAGCACGACGCATATCTTGAGCTTGCTTGGCATCCGAGTCAGCACGATCTGCTTCTGCTCTGAAACGTTCAACGTCAGCAGTCTTATCTGCTTTCCCGTCTTTATCTACATGCTTAGCTGCTACGTCCGCTGCATCGCGTGCGTCTTTTGCCACGCGAGTGTACGCCTCAATTTCCTTATTAGCTACTTGATCGATAAGCTGGAGTTTTCCAATTTCACCTTGCTTAAACGATTCGTTTGCCTTTGCACGAGCTTGTTCTAACTCTTGGTTAGCAGTTTTGATATCGTCAGTGAACTTACCAAGTGAAGCTGTATATGCATCAGAGCTAGAGCCCGTCTTACCAGATAGTTCGCCATCTCCTGGAGATACGATACGGTTAGCCTTAACGGCAGCACGATCTGTAAGTTCATCATTCTTAGCACGAGCGTCAATAAAAGCTTGAGTGGCTTTAGTAGCCTTTTCTGTCAAGGCTGCGGTAGTTCTCTGCGCCTCCCCGTAAGCTCTTTCAGCAGTAATATAGCTTGACACATTATCTAGCAGACCTTGAAAACCGAAGAACTTTCTCTTGTCAATTTCTGATTTCTGAGCATCTTCATTTAAAGCCAGGATAGCGTTTGCCTTAGCCTTTTCCCCTTCGCTTAGTTTGCTCCAGTAGCTTTCACGCACCGCTAACAAATCTCTAACGCCTTTATTAGCGTCATCGACAGCTTTATTAGAAGCTTCTTGCTGCTCCTTAGCCTGTTGCGCCCTAGTAGCTGCTGCATCAGAGCCATACTTAACACGAAGGTTATAAAGCTCTTGCGCCTTAGCTGTATCCTTTTCTAGTTGTTTTGCGTACTCTTCAAGATTTCCTTCAGCGTCCTTATTACTTAAAGCACGATCCTTTTGTTGTTTGTACATCTGCCAAGCAAAAGTAAGTCCTGTGATAACAACTGCAATAGGGCCGAGAGCAGCTTGGAACGTTGCAGCGGCAGTAGCAGCCACACGGAATCCTGATGCCATTTCTAGAAGCTTAGCACCAACAACACCCATAGCGATGTCACGTAGGATTGCTGCGTTATCGACAAGCACCTTAGTGAAGTCGATGACAAGATTAATAAGTGTCTTAAGCCCGTTTTTGAAGTCTTCAGAGCTAAACGCTTGCTGTAATGACCTTGCGATCTGCCCAACTTGAGGCTGAACAGTTGTGAACACTTGACTGAAAGCCACTTGAAGCGTATTACCCACGGCTTTAAGTTGATTACTAGTTGTCTGCGACATGGCGATAGCGGCTAATGTCGCAGCGCCTGCCGATGCTTTAATCTGGCCCTGAAGTTCCTCAAGTTTATTAGAGTATTTATCAGTATCATCTGCCGCTTGGTGGAGCATAGAAATCAGTGCTGCACCCTCTCTCAGCCCCTGTTGCCCGAACATCTTAATCATTGCTAGATTTCTAGCTTTTGGGCTAAGTGTATCCAAGCCTGTATCTAGTTTCTTGATAACATCCACCAGCGGCAGCATGAAGCCTTCTGAGTCGCGGAAACTAGAAATAGACATATGCATGTCTTGCAGAGTCTTTGACACTTTGTCCGTAGAGGCAGAAAGGTCTTTATACAAGTTCTTAAGCGCAGTACCAGCGGCTGTTCCTTGAATACCTAAGTTAGCAACTGCGGCCAGTCCTAAAGCAATATCTTGAAGGGTTGCACCGTACACAGTACCTACAGCAGCAGCCGATTTAAAGGCACCAGAAATACTATCGACACTAGACATCGACGCGGCTGCTGTCTTAACAATAACATCAGATACGTGGTCAAATCCTTCTGCCGTGTAACCCAACGCTGTTCCAACTTGAACAAGCGTCTCAGCCGACTTCTCGATTGAAACTTCCCCGCCAATGGACAAGTTCAGGGACGCACGTACACCTTTCAAGGCTTGGTCCGCGTTAAGTCCAGCTAGCGTCAGTGTCTTTAAAGCTTCTGTTACTTCTTTCGGGCCATTAACTCCTGTACCTAGCGTGTTGATGGTATCTGCCATCTTCACCATCTCGTCAGTCGTAGCTCCGCCTAGCACCCTGATGCCTTCAAGGGTTTGCTCCACGTCCTTCCCTGTACTGATAACACCTTTAAGAGCCGCACCTAGGGCGATACCAACACCCATACCAGCTAGGTTGCCATACGTTACCCACAACGCTCCTAACGAGCCTGAGAGGCCACGAGCCAAAGCGTGTGCTTCGGCCATAGCTTCGTTGTTCTGGCGTGTAGAGCTTGCCGCAGATAGCTGGGAGCTAGACATACGCTCCAGGATAGCCGTAAGCGCTGTCATAGCAGCCGTCAGAGCAGTAGCTTGCGCCACACCTCCAGATAGCATACTATTTGACCCTACAACTGCCGTGCCAAGCTTCTTAACAGCAACTTCCGCCTTATCCGAAGACTCGGTAAGCTTGTCTAACTGATTAGACGCTGTTAGAATACCTTTACTCTGTACCTCTACGACAAGTTGGCTAATATCTTGTGTTACCATCTTATTTCCTTATAAATGGCTTATGACAGCCTAGTCTCGTTTCTGCGCAGCTAGCATGGAAGCAAACACGTCTTCAACTTTAGCTCCAATCATTTCGCGCAATACTTCATCGTTCCGTGTCTCAACTACTGGAGCATACGGAGCCTTAGCACCTTTCTTACTCGCTGACGCCATCTCGGCGGCATACGCCCTACTTAATCTCCAGATTGCTCTGTATTCCTTGGGGCTTAGCACAGCTTCAAAATCATTACACCTAGCCCACGATTCAATCTCCTGCCAGGACATCCCAACAAGCCCCATTCCTGTAGCTGTAGCTACACCGGCAGAATGCAAAAGAGCCACGAGATACCCCGCTGCTTCCGAAATCTCGGGCATTGGAATCTCTCGTAGCTCTTGTACTGTAGCCGCTGGCGTGTCGGGGATTGAACCATCTTCGTTTCTGTCCCCGGAGTCGTCCGACGAAGTAGCAGTACCTTCAGCTACTTGGCTTATTTGCTCCGCTCGGCTGGTTTTCTGTCCATCTGGAACGGCGTTGTAATACGCCTCTTGCCGGACGTAAAGCTCAGCCTCATCGACTGTTACTTGAAAAGCTCGATGGTTCCCAGTGCTTCGTCAATTTGCTGCTTGATGAACGAAATCGAATCGTCAGCCAGCATGGCGCGGAACTGGGCGTCAGACTTAACGTCCTCACCGTCATACACCAAGTTTTCCGAGTCCAGGCAGCAAGCAACCAGTAGTTCAATACCTTCCTGCTTCTGTTCCTCAGCCGTCAGCTTCTTGTTGCCGCGTTTGATGCCACGGTTAATCATCGCATTAACTGCTAGGCGATACTGACGGGAGCCGGTCGATGCGACCGTGACGGTAACAGGGTTCTTGCCCATCGGGTCAAGCTCTCCTTTGTCGTTCACATAAAGCTTCTCGTCAGTGAACGGGTTGCTCAGGTGCAATACGGTCGATTCTTTAATTGCTAGCGATTTTACGTCAAACATTTTACTTCCTCTGTGTGGTAGGTTGGTTACTATTTTGTATGAATCTTTTCTAGCGTAGCTATCTACGCAGATAACAGTGATTGTACACTACGTACAACGATCTGTCAAGTTTCTGCATGTCAGAGGTAGACAAGAATAGATAGCTATGGTAGAAAGCCGCCCGAAGGCGGCATTCGCATTACGCCGCTTGGTTGGTCGTAACGATATCGTTGTCGATTTCGATGTCAACGGTCAGGCCGGTGATCGTGTCAACCGAACCAACTTGCAACATCCAGTCAAGGACTTGGCCTGTGAAGTAGTAGGTAGTACCCGACTGGACTACAACCTTGAAGGCGTACGAAACGTCTTGGTCAGTAGCAGCTTTAAGAGCTAGCTGGCCGTTGTCCATAATCGAGTCACCCAGCTTCAACTGAAGCTGCCCGTTATTATACGAACCCTTACGCTTGACGGTATTACGAGCACTTAGCGGGTTGAACGATACCAGATTGTATTTCTTACCGAACGAGCCAAGGTCAATTAGTTCACCGATAAGGATGTACGAAGCTCCAGCGAACGTCGGAGCATCATAAGTGCTCGACAGACCCGATGGTGCGGCGGCAGGGGCAGAACCCGTGCCAGAGATGTAAAGCTTTGTACCAGCACTGGTACGAACAGCAGAAGGAGTAGCCATTTAATTCTTCCTTGATATTAGTTGTTAAGCAGGATTACAGTCATCGTTGCTGCCCCTGTCACGGTGCAGGCACCTGTACCAGCGAGATAAGCAGCATGAGCATCCAGGGCCACAAACACTGAGGCGCTAGCGGCAACAGTGATGCTGAGTCCTGCGCTAAGGTCAACTGTGGTTCCGCCTGCGCCTGGGATTGCGTAGGTAGCTGACGGGGCGGTTCCTTTAATTACAGCGGTCAGCGAACCGGCTGTGTTATTGTGGAGTTCAAGAACTTGGCCGGTGTTAGGCACATAAGTAAAAGCGTCAGAAGCCGATGCGGTGTTGCGGGCAGCCGTGATCTTTGCCCCGCGTGTAGTAGCAGTTAGTACAGCCATTTATTTTCCTTCGAAGAAAAGTTATTAAGTGTGATACAGTCTTATGCCTCTGTTCGATATGTTGCTCGGACAGGCACTAAGATATAGTTATCTACCACGATACTACTGGTAGTGTTTAACGGGGATTCGATGCTGACTGTCCCCGTCTTTGGTAATACTGGGTAAAGATTTACTACACTGCTTGCAAGAGCTTCCACTTGGGCCATTCCTAGTCCCACAGGTGCATAACAGTTAATCTGGAACATGCCAACTGTCCTGATTCCAGCCGCTGCTAAGTCTCTATTTGCGACTCTATCTCCTAGCATAATAAGCTCAAGAAACGGCCCTTTAGTTGGCTTAATAAACTTTACGTTCTGGAAAGCCACGGGAATTGGTGGATTTTGTGCGTTAGCCCAAGTTAGTAATCTGGTTTCAATCTCTGTTCTTGCTGTCATTTATCACCATTTATACTTTGGTACGACTTGGATAAACGCCTTAGCGATCATAGCGTAAGGCCCAACTCTTCCACTCCACCCGTCAGCCTGGGGCCAGCCTGCATACTCTGCTCGGAAGGCGTATGGTGTTGAGTTGGACATGCTTACTGTGCTGTCCGTCCCCAGGAAGCCTTTATAGCTCCGTAGCGTGGCTATTTGCCCGTAGCTTGCCATACCGCTTCGGTCGGTCATGTTCTCGTTGTACGAGTTGTTATACTGGCTTCCGGTTCCTGTGTACCAGTTATTAATCAGTACGCCTTTGTCTACAGGAGTTTCTTTCACAATTTCGGTGAATAACTCCATAGCGATTTCTACTATCTTATCATTTACTTCTCTCTTGGTTTTATCGCCAAATGCTTTGATAGACGCGCCGAAGGCCATTACTGCCTCGCGTAGACTTCGTACAGATAAACGTTTGCACCAGATGGGTTGTACTCTTTAAGCGAGTGAATGTTCCATTTTGCGCCCTGGAACAGCAGGTAGTCCACAGCCACTCTTGGGGCGGGAACTCCGATTTCCGGCTTAATGAATATCCGTTTATAACCGTTCTGGATCATGTCAGTAATCTCTGAGCTAACCCCTCCGCCTTTCTGGATATAGTCCTCAGCGATTACTCTGACTGTGTATTGCTTTACAGTAGGAATCGTGGAGGAAGTGGTTGGATCATAAGTGCCGCCTCCGGTGTCCGTAACCAGTGTTGCGTTACCTCCCCACCTAGCCATCAGAGACATAACTGTTCTGACTACTGGGTCAAGTCCAACGCAATTAGCCATTTACACCGCCCAAGATATTGAACGGGTCATTAGGAATGGTGCTTGGAGGCAGGGCCATCAAGTGCATATCCGTAGATTGCAACGTAGTGATGAAGTTGTTATTCCAGTCTTTCTGGAACTGAACAAGCGGCAAGTCCACAACATGTCCAAGCTGGTCAGTTACCTGTGCCACAAACGGCATCGGGGTCATATCCATGAAGTTCGGATTGAGAATTGTGGTCCGTAGAAAGTCCTTGTAGTTGGAATACCACTCGGCACCAAATACTTCAATCTGCGATAGTTTCTGGTGAGTCTGACTAGTTAGCATTCCTAGAATGTAACTAGCAATCCTGACACTAGCTTTTACCAAACTTCCGTTTAGCTCATCCAGCGTGGCTTGGTACACTTCATCGGGGAGTAGCGGCAGGTCACTATAATCCGCGACTCTCAATCTGACACGTCCGATAGGTGTTGTAGGGTCTAAAATCATATTATGTCCTCTCTGTTAATTATGACTGCTACTTGGCGAACGGCTCTAATCGCTTACGCGAGAGGTAACAGTCATAATTAACAGAACCCCGAAGGGTTCTGCTTCAAGCATTAGTTGCTTGTAGTACCTTTAACCACCAGAAGCGGCTTCAGCAGAGCGTTCACGAAGTTCGATTCCGACTCGATACGATATTCCGTACCATTAGGAGCCATCGATTCGAACACGTAAACTTGTTCGCCTTGCGTGTTCACCAGACCGAAACGGTTAGCTGGCGAGAAGTAGGTTTTGAAGTAGTCCGTACCAGTTGGTACGAAGTAGCAATCACTTGCTGGAATCAGACGAGTACCGTTATAGCTGTCACGCATTTCGATGAACGTTACGCCCATGAATTCGAACGTACGACGCATACCAATTGCGCTACCATCTGCCGACTGACGACGACGCAGAGGTTCTGCTGTCGAAGTGTAGTACTGGTAAGCCTGCTTGATTACTGGGTGAGTAATCAGCTTCTGGAAGAACGTAGTTCCAGCAAGACCAACAACACCCGTGTAGTTTACGCTACCGCTGTTATCTTGAATCTGTGCCAGGACAGCTTCGATAACAGTAGAGATTTCGGTAGTCGAAGTACCTAGCAGGAAGTCCGTAGCAGCAGGGCGAGCACCAGCCGTCATTTCCTGATACCAGTCTTGCGACACAGTACCGTTAGGTGCGTACACCGTACCAAGCACGATTGCCTGAGCACGAGCAGCTTCCAGAGTCCAAGCGTGGTTCTGACGAATACGGGCCAGCTTGCGAGCGCGCACTAGGTCAAGCGTTTCAGCTTCCGAAGCCGATCCGTAAGCACGCTTACCTTGGATGTCTTGCGGATAGATTGCATCTTCCAGAGGGAAGTGCGGCACGGTGAACGAGTGAATCTTGCGTTGTCCATCGCGGTTCAGGTTTGAACGATCCCCACGAACACGGTCAACGATCAGATTACCGTCTTTGATGATTTCTTCGAACACGACAACGTGTTCAGCAACCGATTCCTCTTGGAAGATGCCCAGTTGGCCTAGCAGACCCCATTGATTCGGGACGGTATTTACTTCTTGCGTCCAATCGACAACGGTAAAGCCGTTACCAAAGTCACGTACAATCATTTTTATTCCTTTGTTTGTTAATTAGAACGAGGCTTCGACAAGAATGCCAACGGACTTCAGGGAGTCGTAAGCTGCTTGTTTCTGCGTAGCCGTACCGAACGATGCATCCAGTTTAAGGGCTTCTTTACTCACGATGACTTTACCGCGAGCCAGGACTAGAACAGCAGTGTCGGTGTTCAGAGGTACGGCTGTGTCAACGATAGCCCCCATTTTGCCGTCGCCTAGATAGATAGCAGCAGGGTTTTGCGTACCATCTACTGCGCCTTGCAGAGACACTTTGTACTTACCCGTAGCCGTTACTTTTCCAAGTACGGTTCCTAGCGTGTAAGTGCTTGCTGCATCATTAGCAGTGACAACATCGGTGTGAAATTCAAAGCGTTCCGGCGTATCGCTCATTTTTACAAGAGAGCTAAAACGAGCGTACTGGCCTTCAGTTGCAATAACTGGCATGTTTGTTTCCTTTAAGAGAATTTATTGAGCTTGATTTTCGTGAGAGATGGTTTTAAGGTAATCCATCACACGACTTCCATTAGCTTCGGCCACCAGTTTTGCAGCGTCAGCATTACCATCTACGCCAACTTCACTGAATTCAGCGGAATTGGCTTCTACTGTCGTTTTTAGCGACAGAGCAGAAACTACAGCTTCAAAAGACGCCTCATCCATCGACGCTGTTGCAGCTTGCAGGCTGGCAGCTTGAACGTTACCAACCAGGGCAGTCAGCTTAGAGGTACGTGCAGCTACGCGGGCTTCAGCGGCAGCTTTTTCGGCAGCGGCTTTAAACTCGTGAGCGGCATCCACCTGAGCCGTCAAGCTGGCGATTAGGGTGTCTTTTGCAGTAAGTTGTTCAGTCAGGGAGGCAACCGCACTTTGCAGCGCTGCTACGTCCACGTTAGCGGAGGCATTAGCTGCGTCCAGAGTCTCGGTTCCATCGACCATCGTTACGACTTCCTCATTGTGTTCTGCTTGCGCAGTGTTATCTACTACGACCGAAGCAGTAGCAGGTTTAAAATGTTTTTGCAGGTATTTAAGCACTGCCTACTCCTTTTAACTCAGCTAGGTAAGCTGCGAATTGTTTGTGATCCATTACAGCGTTAGCAAGTCCAGCTTCAACCGCAGCCTCTGCGTAGTAGACTTTTGCGTCCATTGCTTGAATGTCTTCGACAGATACTCCCGTATAATTTGAGACATGCTCTGCAAACGCATTGCCTAGTCGTGTAACGTTATCTTGGATTTCAGCTAGAAGCTCATCTGAGAAACTACCATCAGCATTCAACCCGGTCTTACCTGGAGTTGACGAAATATAGACAGGCTTAAGTCCGGCGTTCGCCATAGCCTTACTTCTGTCCATCAACGCAACTACACAGCCGATGGAGCCAGTGGAAGCGCTTGGGTGGATGTAGACTTCATCTGCTACTACTCCGATTGCAAGAGCAGCGGAGCAAGATAACGTATCGATGTAGCTGATAAGTTTTACATCAGCGTCATCACACATCTCACGAAGCTCAATAGCTGTCGTAAAACAGTGGGCGGCTTCTCCGCCTGGAGAACTATGCGTAAGTACCAAAGTGTCGCAACCGCGTTCAATCAGTTCTTCTGCTTGCTCTAGGATTCCCTCGTAACTAACTCCAACTGGGCCACACATACCCACGACTGGTTTATATGTAAGGACACCATCGATCTTAATTTCACCGACAGGTCCAGCCATTTGCTCATCTGGATCGTACGTCTCAGCGTCAGGTACGACAGCTTGAAATACGATCCCGTGATTTGTTCGGTCTTGGAGATAGTCTACGATAGGCACTAGAGCAGATTGTGTTACTAGGTGTGGAGTGTTCCACAGCTTGTCAAGCAACCTGTATAATTGATGTGCCATATTTATCCCTTGTTGTTAGCGTTCTTTGCTGACTTATCTTGTTTGCTTGACTTTCCGCCAATGTCCGCTGTACCGTCTCCAGATTTACCAACTGCCATACCGTCACCGGAACGACTACCTGCGGCTGTTAAGTTTTCCTTGTCAACTGGCGCGTCCACAGGCTTCTCTGCAATGCCCATAACTTCACGAATCTTATTAAGGATCGGACGATCAATCTCGACAAGCCCAACAGACGCCACACGTTGCACAAGCTTAGAGAATTCTTCGCTATTAACATCGCGGAGTTCACCGTACTCAAATGTAGGTAGTCTATCTTGATTCCAACCGTTCAAAGAGAACAGTTGTGGGATAAGATCGTTATTAAGAACATCACGAATTTCGTTTAGACGGTGCTCAATAGACATCTCACACAAGAACGGAGCGGAAGCTTCGCTTTGGTTATCGTTCAGTGAATCGATACCTAGAGCGGTAAGAATGTCTTTCTGTAACTGGGCGATAATAGCTGGGATGTCAAACTTGTTGTGTCCCTTAGCTTCCATTAGTTCGAATTCGAACATTTTATTCTGGTTGTCATCGAATACTTGAGGCATAACCAGGGAGCGCTGCTTTCCGTCTGCTACTGCTTGAGCAGCATTTAGATAAGCTTGGTAGACTTGTTTTTCAGCATCAGATGCATCGGCTGACATATACTTCGGAGGGATATAAATCACCGGAACCGATGAGATGTCTTTAGAAACCCCTAACATCAACTGGTCTTTCAGAAGGCTAAGTTGCTTATAAGGAAGGAAGACGGATTTGAGAATCGACTTACCTTCTGGATTTCCTTTGATGCTATCTGCTGAAAACAGGAGGAACTTTGAACGGTCAATTGTAATCAACCCGTTCATATCCGCTAAGTTCATAAACCTTGCGGAGTTCTCCATGTTTCGAATGCTTTGCCCTACGCTTTGTAAATCTCGTCCGTCATCTGAGAAATTCCAGTGGCGGATAGTGTCTTGTGGACGCGGTGCTAGCTTTCTAAGGCCGACCATTCCGTCATCATATTTACTACCGTTCCTCAGAAGGCGGCGGCGGAAGACTTTTTCTTGGATTGAGAATCCGTACTCCAGGTACGTAATAACTTCTGCCATGAATTGGGGCCACGATCCTTCCATATCGTCCATACAGCTTTCGATGAACTTCGCCCTATTGGTTTCAGCTTCGGTTGCATTATCTGGCGGAGCTACACGCCATTTAACGCGCGTAATCATCATCCGGTAAACATTCAAAGCTGCACCGACTGTAGGGTCAGTACGCATCTCTTGGACTACTTTAAGGAACTCGGGAAACCGAAAGACTCTATTCTGTTCTTCAAGGATTCGACCGGCCATTGTCGTAAGGCCAGAGAACCCGACCTCACTCAGACTGATACGTGGAATTACTGCACTTGGGTCGGCTCCAAGGCCGCTGTTTTGATTATCAGCCATTAGTTGCCTTCCATTTTGTGTAGTCAGAGTCCTCTGATGGAATCCAACCAGTTTTAAATTTTTCTGTTATCGCTGTAAGCTGGCGGAACGTAAATTTTCCAAAAGCGTTCGCAAGTCGCCTGTGACCGCATCCAGGGATTGTCAGGTAAGTAGCGTAAAGCATCTCAGCCGATAACCACACCGCAGTGTTCGATCTGCCATTGTCCCAGTCCTTAAACCTGCCGGATGTAGTCGCTCTACGCGTAGCCACCATCTTCGATACTGTCGCAGCCGAGAGCTTTTTACCAAGCCTAGCTGATGCCATACGTGATTTCGTTTCGCTACTATGCTTCATACCCAGTGTGGAGGGTATCTCCCCTCCCACTGCACAGTTCCAACCAACACTCGCGGACGGTCGTAACTTGTTCTCTATCATGTAGCAGTAATCACTCGGTCCTTCTAATAGCGTGTCAAGTATTAGACTATCCTTGTATTTCCTGATAGCCCTGTGGACAGGGAACTTCGATCCTAAATTAGCGTCACTGTTGTGGTGAATGAATCGTTTCGAAGCTGTGGTGTTACTTACACCTACATAGCCTTGGGAAGCAATATCCGTGTGTTCAGGTAAATGAATCCAGTACACAACTGCCATAGTGCTCCTTCTCTACTTTATATGCGCTATTGTACACTACGTACCTCTTCTTGTCAAGTTTTCGCAACACTACCTATTGACATGCCATAGGTAGTGTGCTAGATAGTGTTACTTACAGGGTTGGAATAGGGCTTGCCTTGGACAAATCAGGCACTACGAAGTCAGGAATGTTAGAATTCTTAGCAAGGAAATTAAAAGCATCCGCACAGGCGTCTACCTGATCGTTCTTTTCATTACGGATACCTTGGAAGTGTTCTAGCTCCACAAAGAAGTCTTCATTCCAATCTCCCCTAACTACATCTACAAGTCCGGCTTCAGCAATAGAGCAAAAGGGAAGGAAGCGCTGCATCTTACTGGTGTGTCCAGAAATCGGAATACCTTTTACCGTAATACCGTCTTCTGCTAAAGCCCTGATAAAGAACTGAGTGGCAGCTTTGCCGCCTCCGTTATCCTTTGGAATAGTTACAGGTACGTCCAGTCCGTCTTCGTTATGTGCGGTATCAATCAGCAGTTTAACCACACCATCAGTTAGCTTCTGATCCCGCTTTACGTGCTCGATAACATATCGACCAGTCTTTGTCCTGCTCATCTTCACACCGGCTGTCCAGTCGGGGTCTGGATACGTCTCACTCGGGACCGAGTGTGCCAAGTCCCACGAACGAACCCTCCCACTAACTTCTGGCGGTGCGAACTCCACCATCGTCACCCAGCTACGGTTAAAGTTACTATTACCTTCTGGTACAGCAGTCCAGGAGCCATGTAAGAAACGTAGCTGAGATACCCGCGTACCAGATAACAGGTTAGATAGGTAGTCAGGGTTATTCTTTAACAAGATTGGGTTGGAGTAGATATCCATTGGGATGAACCTGAATGATGTAGGCTTGAACGTTACACGTCCTTTGCTTTCATCTCTATTTAGGCCATGCCCGTGATTCTCATACAATTCGTCGTGGGAATCCCCCCAAAGAACCTTCCCGCTTTTTACGATAAAGTATCTTGTCCTGTTTTCCGTGCCTTCTACTGGGACGCCAGTATCAGGGTCTAAACAGTACTGCACAAACTGATAAAGCCAACTATTGCGGTTAGGATTGCAGGTAATAATCATACCCAGCTTACCTTTGTATCTGGCCCCACGGATACGTTCTTTCAGTGCCAGGATATCTTCAAGCTGGAATTCTGCTCCTTCGTCCACAATAATATTTGTTGCCTGCCAACCTTGAACTTCTTGCCTGTCTGCCGGCATGGCTACGAATTTAACTACTGCTCCGTTCGGAAAATGCCACTCTAGCGGTTGGAGCTTGAATTCGGCTCCGAACTGCGAATACAAGTACTTTGATTCATCCACCAATCCGCCAACAGCTTTAAGCACTGGGTATGTTAATCGAACGATTAACACACGGGCTGCTGGATCGGTCATGCAGAAGTTAAGGGCTTTCAGGAGAGCGAGATAAGACTTGCCTCCGCCTGCCCCGCCACCAATCAGTAGCATGTCGGTTTGGTTGTCTGTTAGCACCATGCGCTGCTTCTCGGAGCATGGGCCTAGAACAACCTGTTGTGGTTCCTCGTAAGCGGCTTCCACGCTCTCAGCAATTTGTGTTTTCTTTTTAGCCATAAACGTAAAAAACCCCTAACGGGGCAAGATTAAGGGCACATCCGGTATGGAATCGAACCCACCGCAACGAAGTTTGGAGCCTCGTTCGCCAGCCTTGGAACATTCGGATGTATTGTGGTATAGTGATTTCGGGGTTCAGTTGTCAGTGGTTCGGCCCCGCTGACGCACCTACAACACCGACTTACTTGTCCGGGAAATAGGCGCTTATGCATTCACCAACTCTGCCTAATGAGAGAATCCCCGGAGGGCCGCGAAAGCGGCCTTTCGTCATTCTGGCGGAAGACTGACATCCCGACTGCCATGCGCTCGACACGCACCAAAGGCTTAGCAAGCCCCGCCAGCGCCCCGGCTGGTTAGTCTTCCATTCGTATGTGATGAGGGCTTTCAACCGATCTGCACGAGTTTTCTTC